GTCCGCTTCTATTATGAGAACACGTAGTAAGGTTACTATTAACGACACGTATAACTGGGCAGGTAGTAATTCCTGTTCCTATTATAACGAGTCTTCTAGTGACGTGCCCAACAGAACAGACCTCACTTACTCTGACTTAAGTCAGGGTGTGTATACTGTAAAGTATGCATATGAGGAAATGACTGATGAGCTCGGCATAAAGAAGACTAATCGCGTATGTCATGAAAAGCGTACCTTTGAGGTATGCGCTCAAGAGACATATTGCTTTGGACGCAAGAGCAACGGTCAGGCAGGCTACAGCGCATATTCCACTGCTGGAAGATTGTGCTGTTGTTTGTATGACGGTCCTTACGTCCAATCCATGTATAATAACGTCCGTTTAGATACGGGCGATAGATATGTGGATGTTTGGTTCCCTCCGGCAGATGAAAAACTTATTGTCCAACAATTGTACAATAAAGCTATCAGGCCGGTTGCGGACCACTTGCTAAACCTATGGGAAGCCGACGATCTGCCTCGTGGAGTGAAGTCCTTTTCCGTCTATGCCGATAAACTCGGTAGTAGATGGGAAGGCTTTCGTTCCAGTTTGAGGACGTGCGTCACTAAAGCTGCCCGACTGCACCTGGCTGCCCAATTTGGGATATTGCCATTGGTGCGGGACATTTCTGCCTCGATCGCTTATATGAAGCGATTAAAGCATGATGTGTCTAGGTTACAACGTGAGGCTCCAAAGACGATATCCACCATTGTTGGTGGTTATTTTCAATGGAACCTACCCGCAGACAGCAACGACCCCTCTTGGGGTACCCGGTCCTTTCAGGGCCGAGAAACGTTGTTGCCTACTAGGCGCTATGTGTTGACGTTTAAGCCTAAGGTAGTCGCCAAAAGCGACTTCTTTGCTAATCTGGACAACCTATGTTCTAGGTTTGGTTCAGGGGGACCTGCTGAGTTCGCGTGGGAACGGATTCCGTTCTCATTCGTAGTCGACTGGTTCCTAGATACGTCATCGTTGTGGCAATCCATCGATGAGCTATTACAAGCTTATCCGATTACCACAATCAACCTGTCTCGTTCCGAGAAATACAGTTGGGCTCTTGACTTCCTAAGGGATGTCAGGCGCTCCGACACGTACACATCGGTTCAGAGTTACAGGGCTGGTATAGCGTCCTATCAGAAGTATGCGCGGATTGGTCTAACGCGGGATCCACTTCATGTGGTTCTTCGCGACAGGATCGGAAAGAAAGAGATGGTCATTGCGACCTCCCTCCTCTTGCATCTGTCTTCAAAGACATAAAATGCAAGCGATCCTTAGTTGTTAGTCAACTGTTAGTTAATCAGTAATAAGCCATGAATGCTGATCTCACGATCAATACCATAGTGTTCGCCAAATCTTTCGATGAGAAAGATGGCAGCGAACGCCGTTCGACAGCCCGCGGTATTAATACCGCTGATATCCTGACGGTTAAACGTCAGGATGCAACCGATTCGAAGACTAAAATCGCAACAAAGCGATTTGTCACTCGGATCGATCGGGAGGACATCGACGCAACGTCGGGATCGAAGTATATTACTTCGATGTACTTCGTTGTGTCTGTTCCAGCACTCGCTACTCAGGCCCAGGTCGACAATGTTGTCGCTACCTTTAAGGCCCTCGTTGCGAGTACCTCGCCGAACTATGTCACCCAGGTTTTGAACTCAGAGTCCTAAACCTGTTGTTAGTAAACTAACATTGTTGATACCTACTGAGTAATCAGTCTGTGTATCATAAGTTATCGTATATATATAGGATTAGTTATGAAAACATTAGTGATTGATTATTCAATGTCTGTATCTGATCGCACGCATCTTGCAAAAGATGCTTACCCAACATTACGCAAGTATCTTGATCTAGCATCTAAAGAGATGCGAATCACGAGAAATGCGTTTATTGTTGAGCGCAAGCATGCGTTTACCGTGTCCTTATCTAGGGCACGGGTGCGTGAGCTTGCTCTTTTGGGGCGATCACATGCTAAGTGGGACAGTCCTGTCGAGTGTAGCATCTCTGATAATGGAGATATTACTACCCGTTGGATTGTTACACCTAAGCAGCTCGGTTTGCCAGCAATCTTCGAAGCGATTTCAGTACCTGTAATGGAGCACATGGTGCCCTTTTACATGTTAGTCCTCGCTAAGGCGGTTGATAGCACTACCGGTAAGTATCTGCAGTGGCACCTACGCGTTAACGTACTACTTGACAGGGATACTAACCTGTACAGTATATGCGCTATCGCGGGAATCGTGAAACAGAACTAGGCTTATTACTATCAAGTAACGTATGCATCTTATTGAAGACGTATACATTAGCCTGCTAGCAGATGTGAGTAACCTTTCTGGTATTCCCATTAATATTGGGACTGCTTATGAGGGCCTCGCATGGTGCGTTAATGACGCACCACTGTTAGAGAAGGAACTGTTAGCATACATCGAATACGGCGAGTCTTTTTCGAATCGCTGGCCTAGATGGCTGCTTCCTCTTAGGAATAAGTTCGTGGCGCTTAAATGTGCGCGTGATCTTATGCTTCTGAGGCAGTTGCTTCTGTTCTGCTACAAAGCCGAACACATATTCAACGATGAGACCAAAAATAAAACGATCTCTAGTTGGCTTGAGTGCAACGCTGATGTTGGGAGGTTTGGGGTTCAGCTTTCAAACGCTGAACCACGCCTCCTTGCACGTGTGCGATCGCACTGTACCTCTGTTCTCAGTCCGTGTAATTGGCACGAAATTGTGCCTTTCCATGGACCTGGGGCTGTGTTTGATTCAAAACGACGTAAAGGTGAATGGTCTAGATGGTTTACAACCATCGAGGCCTGTTACCCGTACGGCGAGTACTTCGGACTGTCTAAGTTTTCATACTTTGATTATTCGAGTACATCGTATCAAATAAGCGACTGCATAGTCGCTAGGTTAACGCCAGTTCCCAAAGATTCGCGTGGGCCTCGACTCATTTGCGTACATCCGGCTGAATCTATATGGATTCAACAGGGTTTACGCGTTGAGCTGGAACACGCTATCCAAAGGAATAGATCCCATCGATATTCACGGATATGGCCGCGAGGCCATATTCATTTTGACGACCAAACAGTGAATGGTAAGCTAGCATTAACTGCTAGCGCTACACGCTCCTATGCGACACTTGACCTCAAGGAGGCCAGTGATCGTTTAAGTGATCGTTTAGTCCAGTACCTGTTTGGTTCGTATTATCGGTGGTTTGGTTGCTGTAGGGCTCAGAACGTAGAGCTACCTGACAAGAGTCAAGTAGAACTACATAGCTATGCTCCTATGGGCAACGCAACAACGTTTCCTGTACAGAGTTTAGTGTTTTGGGCTATATGTGTAGCAACAATGGAAGACCTCGGGTTTCATCAACCCTGGGACTGCTATGTGTTTGGAGACGATATCATCATACCAAGCTGCTGTGCTGAGCAGGTAATGCTTAGTTTAGCAGATTTTGGACTTGTAGTTAACCAGAGAAAAAGCTTCTATCGAGGAGCTTTTCGTGAATCCTGTGGCGTCGATGCCTTTAATGGTATCGATGTTACGCCGGTTCGCTGGAAGACTACTTATGACGCAGATCATCTCTTGGATCTCCAGTCACTGTCCGATCTCGCACAAAGATTGTACGAGAAAGGGTATGTGGCTAGTTCTAGAGTAGTTTACTCTGCCATCGCGGCTAGGTTGAAAGTAAGGCGGAAACGCCTTGCTTTAACGAACAACCCGCAGCACGGTGGGATCGCGGAATACACTGACAACTATCTCGCTGTTCGCCAGAATGCACGTATGTGCAGATTTGGCTCGCAGCGGGTTATGTCGTCTATCCTCAGGCTACACACTCCTATTGTTAGCGAGTGTCATGACTGGTGTCATGTTCTCAGTAGTCTGACCAGCCTTGTTAGGCTTGGACGATCGAATGATCCATCAGGCACTTTATCGCGTGGTGCCCGGCTAGTACGCGGTTG